AGGCGTATCGTCTCCCTTAATTCTAAGCCCGCGTGACTTGAGACCGCCCGGAAGGTTGCTGAGGGTTCCTGCGTCGATAAGCTGCCTAAGAAGAGATGTAGCTGCCTTAGAGTGTCCGCCGATAAGGTGGATGAGACCAAAGTAGTAGAACCCAAATCCGGGGATGTAACCATAATGAACAAAGTGCTGTCGCTTTTCTTTAAGTCGGTCATCTTCTTTCCAGTTCCTTCGAATGGCTAGGATGGTTCCCGTACCCTTCTCAATGGTCACTACGTACGGCAGTGCGATACCGGTCTCGTTGTTGTCCTTATCAACATCCGGATAACCCGGCAGATCAATGTTGACGTGCATCTCCAACAACTGGAACCGGTCATCCATCGAAGCACTAAAGCCTTGATCTTCAGCCTTCTGCTTCTCAACTTCGTCCATGACGCGCATCGGCTCACCAAGATCAATGTCTCGGTAAAACCCAGCGTACTGAAGTTTCTTGACCTGATTCTCGGTCTTACGCATCCGGTGCGTAACACGCTCGGCTGACTCAATGTTCGGAGCGCCATACGGCACCACAATATCTTCAGCCGGAATATAGACCGCAGTCTGACGACCCAACGACGGATCGTAGTACACCTTCTTGAACGCGTTACCCGAGAGAGCCAGACTCAACAAAAGGCGCTCATGCTCCGGGCGATACTCCTTCATCACCTCGGTCAACTGATAATTCATATCATCAGAGACACGGATGGCAGCGTCTTTCTTCTCCGGGGTCTCCTTACCGATAATCTTGGTCTTGACCGGCCCCATCGCGGGGAAGGTCTCCATAATCGTTTCAGACTGGAACTTAACCGCGCTCTCCATCAGGAGCGGGTGGAACACACCACACGCACCCGGCCACGGCTCAGTTCGCTCTTCGTACCGGATACCGAGGATTTTGAGTCCCTTGATATATGTGTCGAGCCAGTCTTTACGGGAAGCTAGGTCTTGTTCGTACTGTCCGAGGAGTTCAGCAGCTAGGCCCTGCAACTCGTTATCGCCCATGAACTCAGCGAGGTTAGCGTCAAAGTCTTCGGCGCGCGGTTCGGCTTTACCAAACTCAATCACCATCCCATCGACACCAATCCGTACTTCTTCCGGATCTACAACCTCGATCTCAATGGGTTCCGAAGGAGCAAGGGCGTCAAGGCCCAGCGGGGCTTCATAAAGACTTTTATCGACCGCCATCTAACTTCTCCTAGTAATAACCTTCACTACGCCGTTTAAAATATCGTTCCGGTTCTGGCTCATCACTCGCCAGACGCAAAAAGCCACCCTGTCTGTACCGGAGAAGGGCTTGTGTCATCGAGTCAACCAAGTCATCATGCTCTCCAGATGGAAAGCTGGCGACCTCTTCGACCAGTTCTTCGGCCCAATGGGTGTTCGGTACCCACACCCTACCAGATGCGAATATATCAGCAACCGCATTAAGGCGAGCAATCTTGTCGTTTCCCTTGCTCGGGGTGAACTCCTGCACCGGGATACCCATGGCACGCAGTTCGAATATCAGGGGACTACCGGCGGCTTTCGCTTCGACGATCAAACTGTCCGGATTCCACGCTTTGTACTCTTCAAATGCCCGCTCTTTGAGTTCCGGAAACTCCATACGGTCCTTAAACGCATTTAGAAGAATGATATTACTCTGCAATTTTCCCGTATCGTCCGGGTGCTCGAAGATTCCCCACGTAGTACATGCAGAGTAATCCGCTCGTTGGGACTTTAGGAACGCGGTATCCCACGATTGGATCATGTAGCTACACGCAGGCGGCCCATCTCGGTCCCAAATCCGCCACCAATCACGTTTAATGATGGCAGATACGTCAGAAGTTGGTTGCTGCTGGTACTGAGCCATCCATTTGCCATTCGGAAGCTCTTGTCGCAGGGCTTCTAGCTCTTGGAGGCTCCAAAACTGGGGCCAAAGCGGTTTGCCAGACGGCAAAATCGCCGGAAATTCGATAACTTCCCACTCTTCGCCGCTTCTTTGGGCTGCGGCCTTCAAAACTTGACCCGTTAAGTCCTTCTTAGACCACCGAGTCATCACTATGACGATGGCTCCGCCCGGTTGGAGACGCTGCCGGGGTCCGGATGTGTACCATTCGTAGGTTTTGTCGTAGACCTCGGGGTTCACTTCGGCCAGAGTCGCCTCTTGTTCCGAGTGCGGGTCGTCGATAATTAGTAGATCGGCACCTTTACCGGTTACAGCACCGCCAACACCGATAGCGAAGTACTCACCAGCGTAGTTTGTGGCCCATCTTCCGGCTGCTTTCGAGTCCGCTTGCAGCGCAACTTCAGGAAATATGTCTTTGTACCGGTCAGAATCGACCAAGTTACGCACTTTTCGACCAAATCCCACCGCCAATTCTGCTGTGTGGGAGGTCTGAATGATCTTTTTTCCCGGGAATTTTCCTAGAAACCAACTCGGTAGCAGGTACGAAGCGAACTCAGACTTCGTATGACGAGGTGGCATATTGATAATGAGACGTTTTACCTCGCCGTTAGCCACCCTTTCGAAGGCTTTGGCCATCTTCGCGTGGTGTCGGCCATGGATAAAGTTCGGCCACACGTAATTAACGTAGGCCATGAAGTCGTTCTGAGCCTTCTCTTTAGTACCGATCTTGCGAGCTTCAGCCAGAAGCTGCCCCACCTTTTGCTGCAATTCAGGTGGTAGGGTCGGCAGGCGTTGTTCGATGTTACGGAGTAGGTTCGGATCCATCTTCCGGATCTGCTTGGTTGTTCAGCCCAAGTTCCTCATCCAGATCAATCTCTGCGATGGCTACAGGCTTGTTCTCATCCACTACCTCGAACTCACCCTCGTAAAGTTGCAGAGTTTTCTTCAGTTCGTCCTCAATGTCCTTGACCGTACGATGGGTCACATTTACGTCGATACGCTCCGAAAAGAGTCCAACTCCTGAGACTTTGCCCAGTAGTTCCAGAGCCTTCAGACGCACCTTGGCATCTTCATCTACAGACTCGATGACCAGCTTGTTCGTGACGTAATTCCGGAGCCGACGATGTACGTCGAATAATTCCCGGTCGAACTCGGTGAGGATGGTATTAAGATGTTTTACCGAAGCAGGTGTTAGATCTTTAGGCGGAAGAAGTTTCTCTTCCAGCATCATCTCGTGGGACTGCATTCGATCATCGTCCGTAACTTGAACGGACAAGCCCTCGCTCTCTAGAACCTCAACCGTGTTGAGTAGAGCCTCGGCTTTTGCGCGGAAGTCGTTTAGCTCTTCCGGAGTTGTATCAAATGGGAACGGAATCCCCAGTTCTGGCGTTGCAACAACCGGCATAACGGTGCCTGTGATGTCGTTGCGCGGAGTATACAGACACTTCTAGAAAATACAAATATATACCGGGGGTATATACGGGACCCAAACGAGGTACCGGGGGGTTTCTATATATGAGGGGGGTAGGGTAGGTCCGGTTACGATTCCGGAGTGCTTTGTCGAGACGCGCCTCAAGTGGTGGGTGGGGAACTTAAGGAGGCCAGCACCGATTTTAAAAACATTGTATCTGATGTGCGGATCATAGAGTAGACGGAGACGCGGGACTCCTAATGCCATTTGGGTGGGGCGGGGTACGGTGGGGTCGCATCCGGCCGATTTTATAAACACCGTTTATACTTTGAAATCCTAGAATACTTGACATTCCTGCCACACTATGAGATACTAGATGCACTGGTTGGGAACACAACCAACCACGTATAAACAACTGTTTACATAACGGAGTGCATATCATGTTTAGCGACAATCTTAAGAATGCGGTTAAGGATGCAATCGGTACTGAAAAGACTTGCGAGAAGAAGTGGCAGAAGGTCGGCACAGAAGCAAAGAAGGAGTTTGCGAGCGCGCTCGCATTCGATGAAGTCAAGCAAGCCTTTCTCGATGAAGTCATATATCCCGCGATGGGCGATGAGACTGTGAAGGTTATGAAAATGGTTATCCCGCGCAAGGGCACGAAAGATTGGAATGAAGCAAGCCAGACTCAACAAGACGCATGGGCGGCATTCGGTAAGGCCAAAGTCACAGAGCGCGGCAAGGGGCATTCCTACTTTTCCCGAATTCGCGATGTGTACGCATGGCCGCAACCGAAGGTCGAAGGCGATGACAAGCCGAAGGCGCGTGACCTGAAAACACGTTTCAACGAAGAATTGGCCGCGCTAATCAAGGCCGCCCAAAATGCCGAGCATCCCCCATTCGATGCGGGCATGGTCATCGGGCATCTGGAGTCTGCCCTGAAGTACGTCAACAAGTAATGACCCACCGAGTGACCCGCGCCACATGGCGCGGGTTATTTTTTCACCGAACTATCATGCCTGTAGAAGCAGGTTCCCGTTGGGCTTGGATAAACAAGTGTTTACAAAACTAGGTCGGCAAACTCGACACGCTCGAAACCTTCCGGAACCATCTTGGTTAGTACGTCATGACCGAACTCGGGACAATGACACCAGAGTATCCGGATGGTATCTGGCGGCACATCGGCCTTCATCATACTGGTGTGCATCGCGTAAGGACGTTTTGGGAATGCCGACACCATCGCGTAAGTTTTCACTTGTACGGCAATCGTCACACCGTTACGTGTAGCCACGAGATCGAAAACGCCACGTGACTTTGGAGACCTGACTACGGTGAATTTGGCCTTACGAAACCGACTGGCTACGTAAGACTCACCACGATTCCCGTAGCGGATTGGATGATATCCGGACATCGCCACCCCTTAAACTGCTATGCAGTTTAAAGTACAAAACCGGCGCTGTCAAGCCCTAATTTTGAGTAATTCCTGTAACAGTTTGAGAGTTTGGTGAGTAGCGTGTGCAGTTTGAGTAGGAGCCCCTACTCACCTGTAAGTCATTGATTTTAAATTAGAATTGAGTACTTTTAGGGGGGGGTGAGTAGATGAGTAGCACTTTTTATATTCTTACGGGGGTTGATGATTTTAACACGTATAAACGCGTTTTTTCTATGTTTGCGTGCTCGCTTGAACTTCCTAGGCGGCTAAAAAAACGCTACTTTTCTACTTCGGATGACATTTAAGCCCGTAACCCCATGATTTACATAACGATTTTTTCGAGAATACCCCTCTACTTTTCACGCACGGCCTACTCACACGATTTATAAACA